GCGACTTAACAAGTAGGTATCGGTCGGTATCTCTCTTAGGAGGAATCGAGCCGCATGGGTTCACGGTACCGTGAGAAGGTAGTGTACGGGAAACTAAGTGCTTCCTATACACTTTCCGACGGTAGCTCGTTTAAAGACGAGCCTGAGGGCACTTGGCACAGATGTGCCGATCAATCGTTCATGACTGATACGATTGGTGCGCCCTTTCCCTCAATGAACCCAGTGACCCATCTCAAGTACAAGTTCAGCGGATCCGGTAGCCCGCAAGGCTGGAGCAAGGACTTTCCTTTACCAGGAGAGCCCACGCCCTTCGCGACTGCGTGCGAATTCGGAGACGGTATTCTGAGCTTGCCAGGAGTAGATGGAGACCCGTCTTATGCTGACTTGAACGAATTCCTATGGGATTCGGTCGTTAAGTGCAGCACACAAGTACCAGAGGACGTTAGCATTGCTAACTTCCTTTGGGAGATTAAAGAGGAAATCCTAAATATTCTTAAGAATCTTTGGGAGTACCTCGCCCGCTGGATAAATCCTGGCGGTGCAAATCTCGGATGGCACTTTGCGCTTAAGCAGCTTATTCAAGATCTCAAGAAGATCAAGAATATCCTGAAATCTGCTAGAGCGCGCCTTAAGTTTCTTCGTGAAACTTTCGGCAAGCCGACGGTCTATAGGTTTCGTCGTAAAGGTGAGGAGCAAACCTTCGAAATTGATGAAGATAGGCTACCTCGTCCTTTTGATGACACACCTCTAGGTCCAAGCTTTGTGTATCCGTACTTGTGGAGGAGGAAGACTGACCTGCATGTAACCTTTTTAACGTTTCATACGTTTCCAGGGTTAGATTCAGCCATGGCTCTCCTAGACGTCATCGGCGCCAAGCTCGGGCTTCAGAACCCGATAAAAGTAATTTGGAATGCCATTCCTTTCAGTTGGCTTCTGGATTACTTCGTGAACACCGGTAGTTTCTTCGATAAACTTCAACTTCCCACTTTTTCGGGGGAGTTTACAACCTTGGCATCATGCCATGGTTGGAAGGTAACGGAGTACTACAAGTGTTTCATGTGGGACTTGACTTTTGATCCGATCTTCAGCTCCCCCTGGGTTTATACCCAGAGGTCTGCTGGTCTACTCAAGGTCACGTACTATGTGCGGCGCAGCGGAGTTCCGCTCGGTTCGATATTCACTCTTCAAGAGGGACTATCTGAACACCAACAGGGGATTATCCTGTCTCTCTTGGGTCTGAAGGTTCAGAACCAATGGGCTGACAAATGGAAATCCCGCTACCGCCGGCGCAGAAGGCGCCGGAGATAGGAGCAGGTTTATGCCTCTTACACGACCCATTGTCCTTGGACGCAATGGGACTGGCGGGAACGAGACGTTTGATCTTCTCGAACCCGTCGTCGGTGGCGCCATTTATTTGGCCTCCACCGCAACGGCCCAACTTCCGTATACTCTGGCTGTTAAACACAGCAAGAAAACGGTTAAGGGCGTCGGGGTGATTGATAATCACCTCGTACAAGTCAAGCGCACCATTTTGGGCGCTGACAACGTTTCCCGGGAAATGATCGTCAATTGGACGGTTCAGCTCCCTCGCGATCTCGGCGCCACGGCGAATCAGATCGAAGACACATTGGGCATGCCCGGTGCTTTGGTCTATATCGACGCGGAGCGAGCCGCGATTCTTCTCGGTTTCTCGTAAGACGAGTTGTCCGAGAGAAGTCCAAGGTGGGTTGTGGGCAACAGAGGCACTGCTCGAGAAAGGCTTCAAATATGAACCCTTCGAAAAGCTCGGGCGTGGATATAATCC